ACTTGTGGCAAAATTGCTATAGCCTCTTGGCTTCAAAGGGGAAGAGACTCGACGTGTCTTATTGCGTCGGGACCTTTTTCCCTTCTTCTTTTTAATAATTTTGTCCTGAATGAGGACAATCTTTTCCTTTTTAGATTTCATGTTCTAGTATGGGATACCTGCGAACGAAAAGCAGGGACTGTACATCCTAGAATACTAAACGCTCTCCCGTGCAGTCTCTCGGCGTTTTGGTTAGCACGGCTTTTACGAGTCAAACTGACCCTACCGTTTTGGGAGATTAGTTCTAGGACCCCATTGAGAGAACCTCATCTACGCAAGATGGCCCAAAAGAAGACGTCCATCGTTAGATCTACAGACCTTTTCGAAATCTGGAATATCAGGGATTACTCCCATAAATTCCTCAACGATTTCTGAAGATTTGCTGATCTGATCAATATGTTTCTTCAAGCGGCGGTTCTCTCGTGAATACGAGATCATTTGGTCAAAAGCCTTAAATAGGCGGACGGGTTCGACTTTGACGTCGAACGTCGAGGCATCACGAACTGTTGCCCACCGTCCCCAATACATCATTCGCATTTCCCAAGACTCTCCTTTTTCTTGGAGATCCGGGTCGACTTCAAAAAGTTGATCTTGTTCTGGGTTATTTGGCAGAATGATTTCATCAATGGCTTTTATACCAATTAAGGAAAATTTTGTCCTCTTGGACTTTCTCAACTCCTCAGGAAGAGGAAATTTCACTGGACTTAACATATCTAAGCTCACGAGATAGTAAGCATCTATAACCTCGTGATCTCCATAGATGTCGGGGCAAGCCTGTAAACAACAGGGAAGCTCTGTGACAATGGAGAAAAGCGGATTTGCCTCCTGTCTCCCATTAGGGGCAGCAAGGTCCTCATCCCCCTCGCGAACGTCCTCGGCACGAATAGGACGATTCTGAGATACTGTTAAGTACTGATTCCACTCATAAATCGACAAGTCGCTGTCTTCAAGTTGGGCCCGTTCAACGGCCATACCTGCGAAACAGACTGTCGAGTCGTTTATGATCGTGTCATATAAACGACGCTTGTGATCGTAATAGATTGCAAGGAGTGGAACTCTTCCTGGGAAAAATTTTAAACGCGTTTCCTCAATATCGCTCATACGAAAAACGAAATCTCGTTCGTATGCAAGGAGATAGTGAAAATCATCTCCAATTTTTGCGCTATAACTTCGATGCTGAAGTCCCTCGCCCGTAACAGGGCATGTGAATGGGATCTCATGCTTTATGTCCCAAAGAGTTGGAACGGAGACATGACGCAAAAATTTAAAACCTTTATATTCTCGGGGTAACCGAAGAGTGGATCCGAGTAAATCAATTTCTTGACGACTCAGACGCTCCTTAGTAGCCCAAGATTTGTAAATGACGAGTTTATGTACGAATACATCGTCAGATAAAGGTTTCACGTCGCGCAACAAAGCGACTTCTAAATCCTTTTGAGAACTAGTCACAATATCCTCGGGACGGAATTCGGGGTTTAACCCGTATCCTCCGAGATGTGCTGGAACAATCCAGTTAGGTGTATAGTCTCGCTTGAATTTTTGGAGTCGCTCAGCGTTGCGAATAATGGCTGGAACACAACTGTTCAGCCAGCGACAATGAGGAATGTGTTTGTTGAGATAAGTACAAGCACTTTCAGGACTAATCCGACTTTCCCCGGTCTTGAGGGAAACTCCTGTAACCACTTTCATAGACAGGTAAGAACATTTGGACCAAACTCCATTCTCTTTGAGTTTAAAGAGTTGAGAGTTGATCATAGCAGAGTCACGAGACATATAAGTCTTTGCTAAGTTGACTTTCAGTCCAACTTGACCCGCGATGTCCTTAAAGATTCGGAATTGCTTATCCGAACAAAAGAAAAGAGCATCATCACCATTGATGATTATTTGGTTTCTCTTTTCTTTCTCCTGTCTATGCGTGATATCACCGTCCTCACGCAATTTTCTTAGTGTGGCCCAATGGCATGCTAAATTAATAACACACAAAAGGGGGAAGGACAGTGGATGGCCCATCAATTGGCCATTCTTTACAAGATATTCCCTCTCAGTCTCACCTTTCTCGCTCTTCATCTTTCGAGCGAGCCCGTTCTCAACCATTTGATCGAAATTTTCTTTTCCGACAATAATGGGAGATGCGGCGGCGTATGCCACTTTTTCCTCCTTTTTCTCCTTCTCATCATCTGAGTAAGAAGGACGTGGATAATAAATCCACTGTTTGCGGCGGAAGCATTCGCGCGCAAACTCATAAAAAGGATTTTGTTCTAGCCCGACTAAAGCTAGAATAGTGGCTTCTTGTTCGAGGAAGTCGGTGGCACTACTATAATCAATCGAACATACATATTCCTCTGAAGGAAGACGTAACGCGTGTAGTTCATTAACGCGTTCCGTTAAATCATCAAGTAGCATCGTCGAACACTTGTGATTCTTCCAGCAGTTGAGCATATCTGACTGCAGAGGACGGGCGTACGTATAGGTGGCCCCGTGGCCAACCGTAATTATACGGAATTTTCCCGGTTCCGCTAACGAAATAGCGCGGAGTCGGTACGCCGAGGACATCGAATCTTCTTTATCGATGTCCATTTTGCATTTCGAGTGAAAAAGAACTTCTTTACGGATTTGCTCGAAATTTTCATTTATATCCGTAATTGGATTGTCAAACATTAAAGCACTTCGGTCGACGAACGATAAAACGTTCATGTCGGACATGTTACCACCCTGTGATCGGGAGGTACTGTTATTACCAGAAGCAGTTACTAAAAACGAGCTCGGCTCGTAATCCGCGCGATTCAAGCGTCGGAAAACGTGCCGCGATACGCTGATGATAGAGTGAGAAATTGCTCTATCAATCGGGATCGCAGGTCGTTGTAACAGTTTTAAATGTTTTTCAAGAGAGGCATATTCAGAAACTTGGGATAAAGCAGGCCACCCTTTGGGCGCCCCTTTCTGCAACGAATAGCAGAATTCCCTGTCTTTCTTGACGAGACGACGTTTCACAAAACGTCCTAGGTAACCTTTGTAAGGGTTACGTCTCACAATCCATTGTTGGTCAAGTCCTTTAACATCGTCGAGGTTCGCATCTACACTGATGCGACTACCAAGACATTTGGCTAGAATTTGATTATTGTGCCATTTTAGGTACTTTTGAATTCGGTCAGATTTGTTATGGATATCCCAAAGACTAATCAGGAAATCAGTGAGGTCTTGAAAGTTTCTTACGAAACGTTCAAATTTCCTCCCTGAGAACCAGACCGGTCTTTGGGACGCCCTTGCTACGAAAGGGAAAACGAGAGTTTCGATTATACATCGAACCTGTTTTCCTCTTTCCACCTGCGCTTCTTCTTTGTACTCTGAAGCGGGGTAGAACTTAATGCGAGCAAGGACTTTATCAACCAATTTACCTGCATCTCGATGAGATGTACGGGCATATGTTGACGCGTATGACTTGGAGTTCTCCTGGATATCATAAATCCTGGGTTCTTCAACGTTATCGCGTTGAAGGGGCGGTGTCTGAGACACTACCTCTTCCTTATATTCATGTATACTTAGCAT